GCGAAACAGAGAAATACAACCTAGTCGTAGACATCGAAATGGAATTAGATGCTTTGCGTAAACGAGTATTTGACGCGCGATAATGAAAATACGTCGCAAGTATAATCACTGGTTCCCACAATTACTTCGAGTAGGTGCTATTACTCTATACCCTTTCATTCTATATTCTCAGGATAAGTATCACCTGCAACGAAGAGAAGAGGGGTATTTAACACATCTATTTAAGCACGAATATATTCACATTGAGCAAGTGCGCAGAATGGGATGGTTCAAGTTTTACTTTCTATACATTATTGAGGGCATGAAAAACGGCTACGAAAATAACAAGTATGAAAACGAAGCGCACGAACGTCAAGTAGAACCATACACTGAAGAAGAACAAAAAGCATTTAACGAGGACTTTGGCACATGAGATTACAAGAGATTATGGAAGTTGCAGTACACCGAGACGATCCAGAGATGGACGATTACAATGCCGACTCTAGTTCCAAAGAACAAGAAAATCGCGATGCGCCATACTACGTTGAGTGGCATGCACAATCGTGGGAATGGTACGGTGACGATGAGCCATCGTCGGGCAAGGGTCGATACAAACCAAAAGGCGACGGCGGCCGTATTGTAGCTATCAATGTTCCTACCTATGAGCAGGCACAACAGATTGCAGACAAGATAGACAGCGATTACAAGAGCGGCGATTTCGAAGATCAGAATGTGTATAGCAATAAAGGCACAGGCTGGTATATTCTCGACTACCATGGTACAAACATTCGTTCTATGTCTAAGCTTGACGAGTTCGATAAAGAATATATTGCAAATGCACATTCACGCTTTGCGCCAAAAGACTACGCATGAATCCACTAAAGAAATTATTTTATATTATATCTTGGATTCCGGCATTTTTGATAGACTTCTTTCCGCTGCTTATAATAAAGCCATTTGTTGGCATAACATGGGCCCAGGCATTTTTGCCAGTAGGATTAGTTTTTCTGGGTGCATTTTTAGTGGTGCCACTTGCGCTACTATTCAAAGCAGATATGCGAACATTTCCGATTTGGGGTAACAGAGAAGAAGGCTACCCACAATGGTTCGATGACTACGCACAAAAATATTGGTATAAGAAAATTTGGCCTCGGTGGTGGTGGTTCTGTATTCGCAACGCAACAAATAACGTTCGTTATCTATTTGATGACACGAAGCCATTCAAAACAGTTGGCTGGCAAGATGAAGTTATGGAAGCACATACACTTATTGCTGCTGGCGTAAAGTCTGCATCGCGGTGGCGCTACAGAGGACTACTAGCAGGCTATCGTAAGGTTTGGCTGAACGATGATGGCGAGACATACGGCGAGATTTGGTTCGGTTGGAAAATCGGATCGAAAGTTCCGGGGCTAGGATTTACAACGCAGGTACGAAGAAAGGCACCGATCGGGCAATGAGACTTAGCGAAATAAGCAATGTAGTTGATCTCGGTGCCAAACGTCAAGAACGCGATGACGAGATTAAGCAATGGCGCAAAGATAATCCTCCTGATTGCCCTAGGTGCGGTAAGGATGTTGTCGGTGTAAAGAAATATGCTGCCGATGATCCAGACTGGCTGTGTATGCATTGCATGACACCTATCGAAGACAAAAGAAAATGAGACTTTTTGAATTTGACAACGATCCTATACACCTACCTGACAATGTTGCCACGGCGTTTAGTGAGCTAGGCAGCAATCAGCGTGGTGGGCCAGAACATGCTATGCTTAAAGCACAGGCAGCACTCGGCGGAGGCGTATTGAGTTTTGTGCTTGAGCATGTTGGTGATCTTACTCACCGCATGTCGCATCACGCAAAATACGGTAGCTTCTATCCCGGTATCGTAAGAGACAAGGTCGATAAGACATTGCGTGTGCTAACAAACGGCTACGGGTTCGAGCGTGAGCACGAAGAAAACATGCGAGCAAATATACGCTACCGTCAAGAAAAAGATCCTAATTTCGACGAAGGAAAATGGAAGACAGATTTGGAAGCTGCGTTAGCAAAGTATGCTGCCGAGCATAAGAAGCTACCTGTGTATAACGAAGCACAATGGCAAGCACGACAGGCTGCTATTTTCTTAGGTAAGAAAAACTTCAAGGCAGCTATCTGGGCGCTACAGCGATTACAAGATATGCTTGCCGATGGTGACGAAGGATTTGCTAAGGCTGCGGCGGAGTATCAGTTGGATGACCAAGGCAATCTTATGCCTTACTCGGCTTAACGTAGAGCCTATGCGGTTTAACCGCGCCCTTTAATTTAAGCCTAAATATTTCTTCTTCGGACGGGTTTGGATCAACTAACGCTTCTGTCATATACACTTGGTCGACGCCGCTGCCAACCTCGGCACTAAACATGTGTTCGTCCTGCAAAACTACATACCTGCCTTCAACGTCTGTGGTGAGGTACGGATCACCCACGATAACAATGTACTCTCTATCGGCGCTATCTGGATCTTCGATGATCATGCTGCCTGCATTGCCTGCTCGACCATCAAATTTAATTGCACGATGATCGACAATGCAAACGCGAAGCTATGAGATTTTTTGAAGTAGTAGCTTCCGTCGGTTGGCTTTGTCCAAATATCTTTCTCGATCTCTTCCCAACCCTTGTTGGAAAGGTGTGCTTTGCCGGGGCGAATCAATGCAAGAATCATTGCAAGGTGCGGCAACGACATTGGCTTGAGGCGCTTAACAAGATCGGCGTAGCCGTGTATATGCACAAGCTTCTCGATAATTTCTGTGTGTTCTAACAAGTCCCATTGCGGTTCTTGATTGGCAAGAGCTATTAGATGCTCTTCGTTTCTGACACCTTTATAGACGCTATTGTTTAACAGGTCGATTTTCATATAACCTAAATCGTCTGCTGTTTTGTAATCTATCGTCGCCATGTTGGTCAACGGATCACGCGGTATGCGCTGAAAGTAAACACCAGTAACATGCTTGACACTACCTTCGTCTGTATTTCTCATGGCGGCAATGTGCTGTAGTTGATCTAAGATTTTATCTCTGTCAAAAACGTCGATATCTACGTCTGTATCTATCTTCATTATATGTGCGCCTCCTTCAAAATGTTTCGTGTAAAGGAGCAGTCATCTTTCTTGATCTCAAACCGTGTGCGCCATACCTTTGGATTTATGATTGTTGCGATAATTTCGGATTGTTCGTCTGACAGCCGATCCCAAAGTAAATCTGATGTTTCGGCCAAGTAAAGCACCCACGGAGATATCTTGCCCATCTGTACGAGGTGCGTTGCCTCGGACGGTGCGACCCGCGCAAAGAATTCGTTATAGGGCACATCATATTTCTCGCCCCATTCTTGCATCGTTTGTATGCTACGCTCTAAGCCGCGTTCGGCGGGCTCCTTCGCAAGCAAGTCTACAATATACGCTTCGTATATAGTATCTCTGCACCAGTCTCTATCTTTGATGCCATTGCGGAAAACGTAATCTACAAACCGTGCTTGGTCAACAGGTCGCAAGTCCATCAATTTTCTCGCAAACTTTATAAACGATTTATAATATTGGCTGTTAATAAATTCTTCGCTGGTCTTTGCATTTTTCGTTGCTGTGTTAAGCTCGTAAAATCGTCTAAACAATTCGAGCCCCATGCGAGATGCGACGCTGTCCTTGTCTAAGTTTCTACGCTTCTTTTCACAGATGTGCGCGGAGAGAGTGCGTTCACTACTGAACGCCTTCTTACAAAAGCCACATGCAAATTTATTTGTCAATGTTTATCTTCAAGTTCTTTGTATCACGCATCGCTATCAACGCTTCTGCATTTCCTTTTGCATCATCGACGGGGTGGTGAGTGTGCTTTGTTTTTCGCAAGTGCTTGAAGCTCACGAACAAGTCTCTTGTGATTCCTTTATACAAGCTATTTATGTTCTGCGAACTGAACCCGAATGGATTACTGCCATAAAATCTGTGGAAGTAATAATTGATGTATGCCCAATCGAATCCGTTATTGTCTGCCCAAAAGACGGGACGGCCTTTGCTGTTCTTTGCTATCCACTCTGCAAATTCTCGCATTGCAGTTTCTGGATTCGGAAACGTCATTACTTCTTCTCTGCTGTGTCCTGAGACAGCAAGTGCTTCGGGAATATAGTCAGCAGTAGCATCGTCCAATGGACGAAGCTGTGCGTAAAATGTTTTGTTCAGCCCTTCGCTAAGTATAACTGCGCCGAATGATACCATGCTGTACATTCCTGGGCATGGGCCGTCGGCTTCTACATCTACTATAATATTACTCATCTTCCTTTCCTGTTAATTCTTTTCTGTGTGTTGTAAGCTCGGAGCCAAACGCTCGGCTAGCGTATAACTCATTTGGATCTACCCAATACCCATAAAAATTATGATCGTGTATGACCCAATCTGTGTCTTCTGTGCCCGTATACGTTTTCTTGATATGATCTAAAACCTCATCGCTATCGACCCATGTCTTTTGCCCTAACTTGCGTAAGAATTTGCCTTTACGTTTGAAGCAAAGTTTTGCAAGGTTTCGCATGTTTAGTTCGACAAGTAGATCAATTTTTTCTTCTAAGGGTAAGCTGCGAACATGCTCATATACTGCTTCAGCATTTTCAAACCCTGCGCGCTTCCAAGCGAGTGTGTTTCCGAAGTCGTCACCGGCATCGGCACGTACCTCAAAGCGATACTTTTTCACGTAAACAATTCCTTGATCTCTTTGTCGCTGTAGCCATGATTTTGTGCAAGCAATGTAACGTCGTCTTTGTCGTTCATCATAAGCAATAAATTTATTTCGTCGCCGTTCAAAAGTGGGTTTAGTTCCTGCAAAAATTTGTACAGTTTTGTAACCTTCTTTTTGCCACCCGGCGGAACGTACGGATGAAATGCTGTTGTACCTTGCCCGCAAACTGCAAGCAATTTCCATTGTAGCTCAGGGTGCTTTTTCAACGTGCTAAATTCTACGTTGACGATGTCGTTGACCATAAGCAAATAATGATACGCTGCTGTACCTTTGGCAGAGCTTGCGTAACGCATCGCCAGCCACGGAGAAAATGCTTTCTTTTGATCGTCGTCCAAACGCGAATAAAAATCGAAGTCGTTGGTATCGATTGCCTTTAGCATTTCCTGCAGGGGAATGTTGCCTTTTTTCTTTGGTGCTGCCATATTATGTATTATACTTGATTTTGGCGGCGTAGTCAAGAACTTTTTGTTCCAGTTCTTTGGCACCGTTATCACCGCGGAGGGTCCAGTAAAATATCGACTTTTGCGTCTTTGGTCGGAGTGCAGGAACCGTTCGCGAAAGATTTTCGCCTACGAGTACCTCGGTTAGTACGAGATCAAATTCATCACCATACTCGGTGTTCGATAGCCAGTCTTGTACCATCCAATGCTGTGGAAATTTGAGGCTCGGTAATAAAATTAATTGTTCCTCAGTCGCCAATCTGTTTTCACCCTTCCTTCGCAGGATACCTTTACACCGACAAGCTTGCCGCCATACGGCACAAGGCTGTTGTAAAATTCTGTTTTATAAAATTCTGATCCTAATTGTATTTCTAATTCTTCGAGTTTTGCTTTTGCTTCATACATACATTCCGTACGAGTTTCCACACTACGCGAGATAGGATACCTATCTTTTACTTCGCCAGCATAGGTTTGTATAGTCAGTACCCAAACAACGTACCACTCAACCATCGAATAGTATTGCCATATCCAAAGGATCAGGCACCTTATTACCTTCTTTGACGAATAGCGTACACGCAGGTTTGTTACCCTTCGCCAACGGCATGGTCAATACGTTACCGTTTTTCAGCTTAGGGAAAAACCATTTGACGTCAGCGTAAATATTTGAGATGCGTATTTCGTATGAGACGGGCACCATGTGTTCCAAAGGATTAAATGTAATCGCATGAAAGCCTCGGTCGTTTAATTGTGTGAGCGGCATCACTTCCATATCGGAATAGCTGTCATCGCATACAAGTATAGACCAATCTAAGGGCATTTGTATTTTGTACGGGCCGATGTCTAACACGACCGCAGGTGCGTTGAATGATTCTAAAAATACCAGCGGTAGCCAGTAAAAATCCATGTCTGCAGGATTTGAGCAATCCAGTACGCAATACCTTACGTCTTCTACGACCTCAGGTATGCAATCTAAATTGTATGATTTGTTTTCTTCTGTTAATATTAGCATTATAAGTAGTCCACTTTTTTTATTGTAAAGGGGTATTGTGCCCCCGTATAGAATTTCTTTCTTTTTGTTAAATGACTTTTAGAGTATTTGCAATTTGAACAAATATCAAATATGTTTACGTAGTCTTTGTCTTTTGCCGTGCGGATACCACGACCGATACTTTGTATAACTCGAACAAAGCTTTTGCCTGGTTCGAATAGGTATAGATTAAAAATTCGAGGAACGTCGATGCCAACGGCGGCGACGCCTGCCGTAGCAATAATAACCTTGCCTGCAGATGTGCGGATTTCATCGTATTCGTCTGTGCGATCTTTTACTTTTACGCTGCCATCAATATACACTGAGTCAGGTATTAATGCTTGCAGCATTTGACCTGTCTTTTTGCGCGGCACAAGAACGAGCGAGTTGCCCGAGTTAGATTGTTCGATAATATGTTCTGCAAGCCATTCCAACCTAACACGGTCAGAACTAAGCCATGCTATCTCGCCCTGATAGTTTGGAAACGCCCTAACTGGATCTTTTAGTTGCTGCACATGCACATGTAGATTTGACAGCACGCCTTTGTCTTGTAATTCTTTTGCTGTAACGGTGTTGATGAGATTGCCAATGCAGGCGTATAGTGCAATTGCTTCGTGCTCATCCTCTGGAATGGTGCCAGTCATTCCCCAGCGTAGTTGCATATTCGCAAAGGCTGTTGTCATCATCTTCTTTAGTGCATCTGCTTTGGCGCCGTGTGCTTCATCAACAATAATACACGTTACGCCGTCAATAAACATATCGAGCGTTATGGCCGGATCAAAATCCTTAGACTTTTTATTGAGTGCTTCGAGGCTTTGCCATGTGCAAATAGTGTGCGTCTTGTCGTAGTCTTTTCGATCACCGAAAAATACGCCTACGTCTAGCCCTAGGTTTATGTAGTCGGCCTCGGTTTGTTTTACAAGCTGTTTACTCGGCACAATAACGATGGAGCGACCGTACGGTTCAATCTTATGTGATAGTATCGCTGTGACTAGCGTCTTACCTGCGCCTGTGCTTACACATTGCACACCTTGCGGATTACCGAGGAACTCGTTTACAATTTCAATTTGATAATCACGCAACACAATCGGTTCGCCTTCGCAGACGTGTCCTGCGGGCCAGACTACGTGCGAATAGCTATTGGCTGCTACTTTCTCGAATGTAAATTGCCCTGTGGATCTGTTGTCCAGTAGCTCAACGTCATAGCCGCAGTCTTGCACGACTGGTAGCAGTCTATCGAGAAGATTAATGTAGCTACGTGCTCCTATGTCGCAATAATGTACCTTACCATCCCACCGACCTAGTTTGAAGGCTGGCGTATGGCGCGCATATGGGAGAAAAAAGCTTACTTCGTTGACTAATTTTCTTCTTGTTGTTATATCTAAGTTGTGGAATCGGCAATTGACTTCGTCCACAAGCTCAAGGACAGTTCTTTTCATAACATCTATTATAACATAGTTATTGGATAAATACAAGTAATATTTAGTAATCTCAAGGACTTATATAACATGGCAACATTTCGCGAACTTCAAGAAAAATTACAGCAAATCGAAGAGAGCTATTACTCGAGACTAGCAACCGCTATCGATGAGCTAGTCAACGCGAATCCTCGACTAACTTCAGTTCAGCTTGTAGGCAAAGCCCGCATTGAACTCGGCGACGAAGCAGCAAAATACTTGAGTGACAAGCTCGAAGCTGAAGGCGATTTCCTAGACTACGATTCGCGAGCACCTGCTGCTAAAAATCCTGTTAGAAAGCACATGAAAGGCCTTCGCAAATTAGG